ATAAACCTGATGGCACTCTAACCTGATAGGCACCATCATCTATTTCTGTTTTTTCTGCATCTACTGTAATTGTTGGCAGAGTTGTGTTTCCCATTTCTGGTTCCCAATGTCTGGTAAATTGAACAGTTACCTCTTCATCAGAATTAAATGGGAGTCCTCCATCATATAATCTTGTGGATATAAGAGGGGTGTTATTAGTATCGCTACTATTTAAATATATCTCTGCCATTTATTAGGCTTAGTTGTAGTACTCTTGTACCTCTCTTGGCGAAGCCAATCTAAACCCTTCCTCCTTGTCAAAAATTTGCTGTGCTTTTTCACTTGGCATTGCAACAAATGGATGATCTTTAGTAAATGTAAAACCTAGAACATCATATCTGTAATTATTTCTAGTCATTCTAACAAGAACTGCATCCTTATCAACTTCTTGAGTAGGATCAAATTTTGGAAGAACTTCTACTTCTTCTTTAGAATCTTCAATATTTTTAATTGTATTTTGATATACGGACCAAGTTACGCCTTCTTCTGCCAGGGCGGCAATTACATCTGCTTTATTCTTCAGTCCTTCTGTATCTACGGCAAAATCCTCAGCAATTTGCTTTAATTCTTTTACCTTTAATGTATCAAATGACATATTGTCTCCTTAATATTAGGTCTATTAATTATAGCATTAGTAGATTAAAAGTAAAAGCCCCCAAAAATTAATTTGGGGGCTTTTTTGCAGTTTTAATTCCTATTTAATTAGGAAGCAACCTTAACGTTCTTAACAACGACCCAAGCATCTGCTTGTTCGATTTGGCATCCAACACGAGTATACATTGTATATTCGATGGAGTCTTTCTTAGGCCAGAAGAAGCGATATACAGTAACATCACGCTTGATTCCAATAACTACGTTATTTGGGAATGTCAAGTGGATATCACCCTGATCGCTATCAGCACCCTGAGTTTCCTTAAGCAAAGGAACCTCAACAATCGGAATACCGAATGCAAATGGAGCTGTAAATCCTGCTGGACCACCAAGACCTGCTGTTTCGCCACGGATAATGCTTGCTGCAATATCTTGTGGGTTAACGTTTGATATATTCTGCGAAGTAGAATATAGGTAATCTTGGATTAAATTAGAACCAGAAAGGAAGCGAAGGTCTGGACGACGTTGCTTGTACTTTCTTGGAAGTGCCTTAAGGGCATTATTGAAGACTTCACGGGAGATGTTGTCGCCTGCGGCGTCAACAACGTGACCGTTTGCCTTTGCAATCTTTACAATACCATCAAAGGCCTTGTATAGATTATCAGATCCTAGTGACGTATCACCATTAAGAACAACGTCTTCAAGATCATTACCAGCCTGTGTTGCCATCAGACGTGCAATATGGTCTTCTAGATCGGCACCTTCGATATTGTCTTCGAGAGACTCTGTTGAAAGTTCCCAATCAAGACGTAGCTTCTTAGTTGTAAGAGAGATTTTTGAGAACTGTACGGCAGCATTTGTGCCAGTATCAGTAGCTTCTGAAGCAAGCTTCATAAGCTTCTCACCTACGCCAATACGATCAATTTCAGTCGTGTCAGCTCGCATGCGAACTGTACGTGCTAATTTACCGACTACTGTTGCATCGAACATATAATCGAGGAATCGTGCAGACTGCTCTGGATTTAGTAGACCACCTTTACCTTCGGATCCAACGTGGATACCGTCGGTGGGATCTGCTGCTCCAGCCATGCTACCTGTAAGGGTAGCGTCAGCTGCTGCTTTAGCTAATAGTTCATTACTCATTAGTTTATTTTCACCTACCTTAATTTATCAATTCACTAACGGAACCGAGGAAAGTGCCGTTCCATTTTGATTTTTTTATTGTTACTTCCTGAGACCCGCCAAGGTCTGAGGACTTCTTAATTGCAGTCTCTGATTCGACTGCGTCCACTCTCTTTTCCACGCCGTCAATAGTATTCTTAATTGATTCTATTGCGGTAGAAAGTGCTGTATGTTTTTCTGCTAATTCTGAAATTCGAGCATCTACGCCCTTGCTAAACGTTTCAACAGTTTCTTTAATTGCTGAAACCTGAGCGGCATTTGCCTCAGAGGCCTTTTCCAAAGTCTCCGAGAAGAAGCCTTTAAGGTCGCCTAGCATTTTTGCAAAATCAGGTTCTACAACCTCTGTTGCTTCGGCTGCTGTTTCCAGAACTTCGGCAGAAGTGTTTTCTTCTGTAGAAATATTTTCTACAGTTTGTGCTACTTCAACTACTGGTGCTGGAGCTTCAACTTCAACTTCAGCTACGGCTGGTTTTGAATCAGAGAGATCCTGAACAGCTTTTTCAATATTTGTTTCAGTATTTGTATCTGACACTTCATTACCTCCTTCTGCGTTTGCCTGTTTTGCAATTTTTATATCAGGCAACGTATGCAATCTTGACTTGTGTAAATCAAGAATCTTATCTATTTCTTTTGACTTATTAACGTCATTCGATTCCACCCAACCAATAAGCTCTGTTTTCTTACCAGTAACTGGTGAAACATACTCAGCTTCTGTTGACATAAATACAGAATCGCTATCTGCACAATAAAAAATATTTTCCATTTTGACATCTGCAGCAATGCCTTTGAAAATCATTTGACCATTGACTTTTTCAATTGACAATATGTTGCATAATTCATTTGCTGGAGAATCTACTATTGATAGTTCAACAAGTGAGTAATCTTTAATAAATCGGACACTTTGTCCTGTAGACTTATTTACTTCTGTATCTGAGTCTATAATCTTTCCGCCGATTGAAAATCCTGTTAGTGTGCCATCAAGAACTTTTTCCCAAGTATCTTGTGCGCCTTTTGAAATATATGCGTCAACATATACTCCGTTATAAAATTCTTTTGTGTTTGGATCATAATATGTTTCTGGTCTAAAAGATGCAACTTTACCAACCGCCATAGGCTGATGCATTTCTCTAAGATTACCACGAAAACTTTCAAATGCTTTCATGCTTGCTTCTTGCGTGACCACATCACCAGTCTGGTCAAGGTTGTCTAGTGTTGCGAACCCTGAGACTGTTCTTTTTTCTCGGTTGACCTTCGTAAACGGAACTGATAAATTAATAACATTTCCGTTAGAAGACCAATGTGATTTTTCAATGGTCATATGTGTATATTATAGACTTCTATATATCTAAAGGCAAATAACTAGTCGAGTAGGACTACTCAACTTGTCTGCCGTCACCTTTTGCATTTCTGCCTTCCCCTGAATTATCTGGGGAATTTGCAGATCTATCCTGATCCCTTTCACGGCTTTGCATAGCCTGTGCCTTAATTTCAGCTGCCTGAGCAGCTAAATCAACTGGCTTATCTCCACCTTCACGGGGGACTAATCCCATTCTTAATCTAATTTCATTAGGAGTCATTACCTGGAATCTTAAATATCTTTCATCAATTTTAGACTGAGTATCAGCATCAGTTAAACTTAATTCATTAAATCTAATTTCTAAGGCGTCCGTCATTTCTTTAATAACTTTATTTAATTTCTTTTCTAGATTTTCTTGAGAAGGTCTGCAGACCTGCTCCTTAAATGTTTTATCTGCGTCTCTTGCTGCAGCTAAATTAATACCTGCTGGTGTACCAATTTTATTAATTGGTACCCTATGAGCCATCAATATTTCATCTCTATTTGATTGACGATAAATATTAAATGAAGACTCTTGTGCCCCCGCCTCAATTGGCTCCATTTTAAATTCAACCTTAGAATCTGGTGAATCGGCTGGAAGAGGGATATAAAGAGATCTATGATTCTTACCCCTCAATCCAACTTGGAAAAATTCTAAAAGCTTTCTTTCAGATTCTGATGAGAGCTTTGCCCCTTTAACAGTAATAATATATCTTGGTACTGCTTTATTTTCGAAATAGTCTAAGTTGTATTTTCCAGCAAATTCGTTTCCAGCCATAGCATTCTGTGCTGCTATGATGTCTGGAATTCCGTAGTAGTTATTTTTTGGAGTATATTTTTTAAGGTGAATAATTTCATTGGGTCTATCAGTGGCGCCAGCAATTGGATTAGCTGTTTCTTGATCTCCGAAGTTTCGGAAGAACACTGCTTTACCGTAAAGCAACTGAACAAATCCATCTCTTAATCTTCTTACACGCATAGTCTTTGATGGAATATGTCCTATATAACCTATCTTGCCAGCAGTAGTTCTGCCTACTTCTAAATATCCATTACCTGTTGCTTCAACATCTGTATAAAATTTAATTAATGTTTCTTTGAATGTCTCTTCTTCATTACAATCTTCAAGCCATTCGTGTAAATCTTGTCTAATTCTTTCAAGCTTTCTACGAGCTCTTTCTAATTGTTTTTCATCTTCAATTCCATCGAGCAAATCATTTGTCTTTTTTGTTTCTACAAAATCAAATCCTAGTCCAACAATATTTGCAACCTTAGCATTAATTGCTGCATAATTATATGGAGATATTTCATATATTGTAGACAAATAGTCTAAATTATATTCAGGCATAACAAGATCAAATAAAGCATATCCACTAACTGCTTGTTGTATTAATAACTGTTGTGTTCCTGTTCCTTCTGTTCCCACAAACTTTTTTTGTATGTCTCTGCTTACTCTTCTTCTAACTGCAGGACTCAAACCAGCCAGCTTTAATATATCTTCACCTTCAATAGAAAAAGGATCTGGGTTATTGGTAGTAGATGGAGAATTAAATTTCATCCAATCTGCTACATTAGATATTTCGACATCTTGACTAAATTTATCTTCTTCGTATTGAATCATTTATTGCCCCATTTTTTAACTTCATCTTTATATACGCCAATGTCTAATTCATCTGGAACTAAACCCAAAGCTAGTCTTGTTTTTTGGCGCTGGAATTCTTCATCGTTTATTTGTCTACTGCCTTCTAAAAATTTAGGCTTTCCTTCATCAATTCCATAACTTCTTACTGCTTGGGCCAGCAGGTTTATTCTAGACTGGTCTCCGTACATGGACTGAATTGATAGGAAGTTCTGATCATCATCACCTATCCATCGCCCGTCTGGCATTTCCCAAACATATACTCCAAGCCTGGTTTCACCAGTCTTTATTTTTGATCCAAGCTTTTTAATTTCCATAGATTACTATTTTACCACTTTTAAGGTCTCAAGTCTAGGGTTTTGTCAAGTACTATGACAAAATTATTGGTTAATTGTGCGTTCCCATTCCAAATCATATGCCTCAACGGAAGATTCTGTCAAGGTCATAGACGAATTGGATAGGTCAAATAGGATATATACGTCACCATACCTGTATAAATTATAATTAGTTAGTGCATCTAATGCAGTAAATTGATATTCATATAATGCAATATTCTGATATAGGCCCGAAGTGCCGCCGCCGATAGAAGAACCATTCATAATAATCTCTCCAGTAATTGGCTCCATAAATGTCAAAACGACATAGTTTAGATCTCCTTCGGTTAATATATCCTTAATATTGTTTTCGCCTGTCTTAGTATAATTATTTACAAATATCTCTTCTATATTTGCCCTGGCTATATCCCCATTTGCATTCCAGGATAATAATGTAGTTCCAGCGAATATTATTGATCCCGCCTCAGAAAGGCTGTATGGGGTGTAGAAGAATTCTATAGTGTTTATGTTATCTGCGGTAGTTATTTTAAAGCTAGAGCCTGTATTGGCCTTTAAACCGTTTCTAGAGTCTCTCTGTAGGATCTCTGAGCTAACCCGCCCCAAAATAAATGACCCATCTTCTGGGGTAATATAAGATGGACCATTAACAGCCAGTTTTTTAATATTATTATAAAACTTTACAATTAAATAGTTTAATCTTGGATTATATCTACTTGAATCTAGGGTGGACATTGTGACTCTTATAAATAATCTTCTCTCTTCGCTAAAACTGTCAAATTGATATTGCGGAATTTCATCTCCATTATTACATTGAGCATATGTTATTCCGTCATCGCTAGTTTCTACAGTTATTCCATTATCCCCGTCCCATTCTATTTTAGACGAGTCCATGGTGTTTCCTGGCAAAACTATTTCATCTTCTATTACTACTGTTTTTTCTTCAAGCGTCTCTGTTTTTACAATAGATATAAATTGTTTTTCTGAATCAAAATATAAATCATCAGTTAAAAAAAGTTCCCATGCTTTATTAGACGGCCATGCGTATTGATAAGCCAATCTTGAATTATCGTCGTAAATATTAAACCATTCTCCACCATTTGATTCGATTAGTTGAGATGGCCTAATTGCTTTAGCATCGTTATAATGATTATTAATTTGGTTTTGTGATAAAGCATATCTATAAACTGCAACACTATTAATAACAAAATTTTGACCTATTCCGCAAGGACCTGTTTTAAAATTTACAGAATTTCTAGTAAATGGGTTGCTACTTATTAATTTAGTAACCTCAAGAACATTATTAATATAAAGAGATAAAGAAGAACTTGTGTAAATTGCAACAACATGAAATGCTTTATCTGTATAAGGTATTGTATATTCTATTTTTTGCGTATCTACTTGGAATAATATATTGCCTTTATAATAGAATAAACCTACTTCACTTCCCGTCGTTTTATCTGCAAATAAAGGTGTTAAAAATGATCCTGTTATTTTAGGCTTAAACCAAAGTTCTATTGTAAAATCATTATCTGCTGAATCTGACGTAGCAAATTTGCTAGATGTTGTTTGACCAGAGTAATCTTTATCAATTATATATTCGATATAATTAGAATCACCTATTTTAGCTGCAGTAGAATTTCCTTTTACTATTGGTACAATTCCGCCTACTGGCCTATTAACATATTTACCATTATTTTGACATTCTGAATTATCATAAGCAATATCACCGCCTAGATTTGCATAAGATGCATATGCTGCTGCAACATCTGCATAAGTTCCGTAAGTTAAAAGTAATTCGGCATATGTTAAAGGTTTTGTTCCAGTTATTTGTTGATAACTTTCATAATTATCTAAAATTTCTTGATAGTCTTCGTTTTGTGCAAGCAGGTCTACATATCCAGCATCGCTAGATGTTGTGAAGTCATCAAGCGGATAATACGCTAGTGGGTAATCACTTAATATTGTAGATCTATAAGACATTTCCCAATGCCAATATTTGTTTTTGTTTTTCTGCTATTTCTTCTTCCGATTTAGAAATTTTTTCTTTGTCTGGCATATTTTTTGATTTTTCAAGTAAAATATCTATTTCTAAAGTATACATAGCATACTCTATATTACGTATAGCATTTATTTTTATTTGATTTTTTTCGCTATCCGTAAGCTCTTGATAATTTGGCATTTTTCTCCTATATATTATTTATTAATTGATTTATTTCAACTAATTCTTGCTCTAATGCATTTTTTTGATTATAAAAATCTTCAAGAATATCAATTCTTGGAGTTTTACCTTCTATGTCTGCATTTGGATTTTTTTGTAAATCATTTTCTAATGAATCTATATGAATATTAAAATTAGAAATTAAATTAACAACTAAATCTTTTCTTTTTTCTAAATCTTCTATATCTGTCATATATTCTCCTATGCCCAATTTGAAGTTACTGTGCTAGAATTACCTGCAGAGTTTGATGCATATACAGTAAAATATGCCCACAATCCATATGTAGAGTTCATTGATTGTGTAAATGTAGTAGATGTTGTACTTCCACTTGCAGTATTAGTTATTGACCCGCCATTACTATTTGCCTGATTTAGTGTCCAATAATATGTAATTGGGGTACTGCCAGTAGCTGATGCTGTCCACGTACCAGTCCAAGTTGGTCCAGTAGCATAACTATTAGTAACATTTGTAGGCGCACTTGGAGCAACTGCGCCACCTCCGCCACCAGGAGCTGTCCATGAAATACTTTCAGTATCAGAATGTCCTGTAGATGATGTAACTGTTAAAGAAATATTATATGTAGTGCCCGCTGTATGCGTTCCTATATATTTTTGTCTATCCGCATCTGCTGTTCCAGAAAATGAACTTCCTCCACCAGTACCTCCTGTTGAAGGGCTTACAGATATTGAATATGTGTCCTGATAATTTACGGCCCAGTTTACATATGTTAGTGTTGATGAATTTGTTATAAATAAAGAAGATATTGCTGGTTGTAATGCAGTTTGATTTGTAGTAAAAGAAACGCTTTGAGAGGTTTGTTGACCTGTTGAAGAAGTAATAACAACTGTAGCAGTATATGTAGTACTTCCAGTAAGTCCCGATATCGTTACAGTGCTTGTGCTTCCTGAAGCAGAAGTTGTTTGAGTTGAAGGGCTAGTAGTTATTGAATATGAATTTTGATTAGATTGATTCCAATTTAAGGTTGCGGTTGTATCAGTTTTGCTTTGAACATTAAGATTAGATATAGCTGGGTAAACTGCATAAAAAGAACCAGTTGCTTGGGATTGTCTGCTTGCTGCACTTATAGCAATAGAACCAGAAACTCCAGTTGTCTCTGGACCAGCCGAATTTCTTGATCTTACATTAAAAGAAATAGTTCCTGTAGTACCCCAATTATAAGTTGCTGAAGTTGATGTTGTATTAGTCCAATAAGAACCATTTACATATATATCATAAGAAGTTGCATTTGAACCAGCAGTCCAAGCTAATCCTACTGATCCAGAAGAATTAAATGCTGTTATTGTAACAGTATAAGATGATCCGCTAGAACCACCACTAATGCTAAATGTCCTAGCTCCAGTATCTGCTGATATAGTTCCAAAACTTGTTGAAGCAGAATAACTAGTAGCACTTGTAGATGCTGTCCAGCTTCCTGTTGCAGATGTTGTTGAACCGCTAGAAGTACTTACAGAAAATGCTCCTGGGGTAGTAGTATTATTAGATAAAGTTAAATTACTTGGTGCGCCAGGTAAGGCTGAAGTTACTGTTATGCTATTTGATGAAGTTGAAGGAGTAGTTCCCCTATTATTACCTACAGTTACTCTACAAGAAATTGCATTTCCAACGTCTGCAAGAACTGTTGCATACTGATTTCCATTAGCTCCAGAAATATCAGAACCATTTCTAAGCCACTGATAAGATGTTGATGTATAAGAAAAAGCTTTATCACTTGGAAATCCTTTCCAAGATCCGTCAGAAACTGTTAATACATTGCCTTGAGTGCTGCTGCCGCTAATAGTTGGTGCTGTTACCAATACTGGATATTCTGGATACCATTGTCTCCATGAAGATCCATTAAATAACCATCCTTTTGCGGCATCTTTCCATGAAGAGCCATTATATACTTTTAGATTTTTATATTCTTTCCATGATGAGCCATCCCATATTCTGTTTGTCATGGCTATGCCTCATGCTGTATATATATATCGCCTGCTGCTGTTGCTGTTGGTGTTGAACTTGAAGTACCATAAAAAATTTTGTTTGCAGTAGAAGACTGTCCATTAGAATATGTTAAAGAAGATCCTGACGGTCCTGTTACACCAGTTGCTCCAGTAGGACCAGTTACGCCAGTAGGGCCAGTTACGCCAGTAGGACCAGTTGCGCCAGTAGGGCCAGTTGCTCCTGTTACTCCTGTTAAGCCTGTATCACCCTTATCTCCAGTTCTAGCAAATGTAATAATAACGTCATCATTATTGCTAAATGTGGCAGCGTTTCCAGAAACATATGATCCAGATACTGTAAACCATCCTGTATTATCAGATAATCCAGAGATAGTAAATAGTGCAAATACAGCATCGTTATTCTTCTTTGATATTCTAAAATGACCCTTTATTGTAGATGTAGAGTCATCAATTGTATTTAAAAATGAGGATATATTTGTTGACTCATCATTAGATGCATCAATATACATTGCTGTTGCGCTTGAAATTATTGCATTGTTAAATCTTATAAAACCTATTCCTGGGTCTGCCGCTGTAATTGTTGAGCTGTATGTATAATCAAATGTAGCTCCACCAAAATTACCCGCTGGCCCTGTTGCGCCTGTTACACCTGTTACACCAGTTGCGCCTGTTGCACCAACTCCTGTGGGACCTGTTGGCCCTGTTGCGCCTGTTGCACCAACTGGACCTGTTGCACCAACTTCTCCTTGTGGACCTGTTGAACCTGTCACACCAACTGGACCTGTTGCACCAACTGGACCTGTTGCACCAACTTCTCCTTGTGGACCTGTTGCGCCTGTTGCACCAACTGGACCTGTTGCACCAACTTCTCCTTGTGGACCTGTTGAACCAACATCACCTTGTGGACCCGTTGCACCAACTGGACCTGTTGCGCCAATATCACCTTGTAATCCTTGTGGGCCTGTTGCGCCAGTTGCGCCAACTGGGCCTGTTACACCTGTCGCACCAACTGGACCTGTTGCACCAGATGGACCTGTTACACCAGCTGGTCCTTGTAATGGACCAACGTTAATCCAATCATTGCTTGT